ACAAGATTGTACACTTGACCAGTCTAAGTTTCAAAATACCTTAAACGGTTCTAAAGTATTCTACAGTGTTGACCTTTCGGCCGCTACTGATAGATTTCCTATAGAACTAATTATGAATATCTTGAAAGCTCAGCTGCCACATCATTATGTTGATGCTTGAAAAGATGTGATGGTAGGCTATTCCTTCGATTATAAAGATCAGAAGATCTCATATTCAACAGGAAACCCAATGGGTGCCTATTCATCTTTCAATTCTTTTGCATTAACACACCATTACATTATCTTCTACTGTTGTAAAGTACTAGGTTTAGATTGAAAATCTTTACCTTATGCCTTACTAGGTGATGATATTGTAATTGGTAATAAAGATGTGGGTGAACTGTATATGTCAATTATAAAACAACTTGGTCTAAATTATTCTCCTTTGAAAACTCATAGATCTAAAAAGTTCTTTGAGTTCGCAAAAAGATATTATTTAGACGGAAAAGAAATTACTCCTTTTCCTTTTAGTGCATTAAAAGAATGTCAGAAAAGTGTTACTCAACTGACAACTCTTTTATTTGAACTATCTTCAAGAAATTTTATACCTAAGTATTCAATCACCTCGAGTATCTCATTGTATCATTCCTTTGTGAAAAATTTACCATCTAGATTCGTTAAGAAACTAGATTATAAGGCTTCACTCTGTGAAGGTGTACTGAAAACAGTACATGGACGCATTCCTGTTGATGAATGAATTAATTCACTAATCAAGAAGAATGGCTACCACTTACCAGTACTTAGTCAAGACGTTTGTAAAAATATCCTGATTAATGTTACTGTGCAAGCTTTCGCAGATTCCAATTTAATGAATATGCTAAATGTTCACACTCGGGACTTTCCCTTAACAGGGTTAGCTCAAGGTGCATATTTAGAATTTATTGAATGGAAGAAAGGATTATCCAATGAGTTCAAGTCTCAATTTACATTTGTGAGTGTAACAAGTTCTCCTATTTATACAGCCCATAAAGCTGTTAAAGAGGAATTTGAAACATTCTTAAATGAAATTGAGATGCGGGACAAACTTGGACACGATTGAACTTACAAAATGCGGACGTTTGCGTTGCCAGCAACCGACAAGTCGATTCTGGACAACCAGCGGTACGCATTAAGTAAAGTTTCAAAAGTGTATGGGTCTCTTGTGGAGGAACAACTGCAAATATTGCAGATGTATCCCCAGTTGATACCCAGTTAGCCAGGTCTGCTCATAGCTTGAAATCTATGAGACTCTATTTGGTATAATTAATTATGCCTCTTAGAGTGTTTTCCGACGAAAGTCGGAAAACCCCATCCTGATTAATGTTACTGTGCAAGCTTTCGCAGATTCCAATTTAATGAATATGCTAAATGTTCACACTCGGGACTTTCCCTTAACAGGGTTAGCTCAAGGTG